AGAAGTACCGACCTGTCCGTAGTGGGGGAGTGAGGTACGAGAAGTACGGGATGCAAGCTGACATCGAGGCTTTGAAAAGGGAAATGACCGTCCAGAACTACCGTTTTGATATTACCGAGGTCGCAGGCCAAACCCAGAAAGAAGACCGGATTAAACGACTTATGCCAGCCTTTGAACAAGGAAGGTTTTATCTCCCGGCGACTTGTTACTACACGGGGTACGATGGAAAGACCAGGGACTTATCTACCGTCTTTGTCGAGGAAGAATACAGGTCGTTCCCTGTTTCCCAACATGATGATATGCTCGATTGCCTAGCAAGGATAATGGAACCCGATCTCCCCCTCCAATGGCCTAAGAAAATGCAGGGAAGGGGCATGATGCAATCCTTTGCGGATACGGCCTACCAAATCTTTAGTTAAAATAAGTTTTCCGTTATTTTAAGAAAGCGGGGGTCTAACTGAAAACCGTTTCATGTGGAACATACTTATATCTAAGTATCTCCATTTTGTTACAATAGCTAATCGGAGTGTAATGTCAATCTGGTAGACGGCCTGCCTTGGACGCAGGGGGTTGCAGGTTCAAATCCTGCCACTCCGACCATCAATGCCCCCGTAGGCGAATTGGAATAGCCAGCGGTCTTAGAAACCGTGTTTTTGTTGGTTCGAATCCAACCTGGGGCACCATTTCGGAAATCACCTATATTGAATAAATCAGATTCTGTTAAGATGAAATCGAACTCGGAGGATTTATGAACAGAATGGTAAGAAACACATACTCAAACGACATGGTACTCGAAAGGCTCAGAAGGGAGCGCGAAAAGACCATGAAGGCTGAAGCCAAGATAGACAAAGGCCATGCCCCACTGTGGTTGAAGGCAACCCTTTTAGTCCAGTCTTTAGCGATTGCGGCGGTAATCTTTGCTTTTGTTTCCATGTTTTCCTTTTCCTTAACAATCATTGTAAGGGTTTTATCCAGAATGGGGGGCGTATGATTTTTGCAATTCTCGGGATTTTCGTAGCGGCAATTTCCTACTATGTCTGGTTCTATGTCATAATCTACCACTTCTCAAAAGTCTTGGTATGGGTTCATGCCGAGATAATTGAGTGGGCTTTCCTAAAAGCCTATGACCGTATTGTTATCATACCGAGGTGTTAGTTAGTGCTTACTAACTAGGTATAAACCCCTAGACACAAAAGATAACTGCCTATAGAATGCCTGAGTAGCGTATAGCTGCTTGGGAGTTTTTTATTGGGCAATCTGGCAAAGCTATCCTCATCTGACCTTGAGCTGTTTGATTCAGGTGTAGATAGGGGAAAAATTCTGGGTTTCGAGGCCAAGCTATTAGAAGCTGGCGGGGAAACCGACACAGAAAAGCTCTGCCCCATTACCCATCATTTCGCCCCCGGATTATACGCTAGGCAGATTTTTATGCCTGCTGGCACTTGTATTGTGGGAAAGATTCATAAACACGCCCACATAAACAACATCAGCAAAGGCAGGGTTCTGGTAACAACGGAATTTGGTAGGGAGGAATTTTCAGCCCCTCACCAGTTCGTCAGTTTGCCAGGAACTAAAAGGGCGGTATTGGTTTTGGAAGATTGTATCTGGACAACCTACCACCCAACAGAGGAAACAGATTTGGGAAAGATCGAGGATAGCGTCATAGCTCCAAGTTTTGAGGAGTATGACAATCACGCTAAACCCGGCCTTTTGAAACGAGTAGTTAATTTTTTATTGAGGTGATTTATGTCTTGGGGAGCGGTTGCATTTTGGACTTCTGCGGCGTTTTCTTCGCATAGCGCAAGAATGCAGCAAGAAGCAAAAAAAGAACAAAAAAAGGACACGAAAAAGGCGGAAGTAGCGTCAGCACTAACGCAGCAAGAGGAAAAGAAAAAGCAAATCGCAAGACAAGCCGGTCAACAGGCCGGCGGCTATGGTTCAACTTTGGGCGCAGGCTCATCATCTTTAGGGGGTTAATATGGGATATGGTGCTGACGAATTAAAAGCAAGTCGAAGGACTATTGAAAAAGGGCAGTCTGATGATGCCGTCATCAATACAATTGATTCACTTGAGGCCGCTGGTGAGCCTTTGAATCAAGCCCAAATAAAAGCGAGGGAGGAGGCAAAGAAAAGAAAGGCCGAAAAAGAAAGCAAAGAAAGCAAGGGTGAAGGCACTAAGGCTATCAGCTAATGGATGTCGGCCAGCTTATAAAGCGATATGAGAAATTAAAGGGCGATAGAAGCGTCCTTGATTCCCATTGTCAGGAAATCGCAGAAAGGATTTTGCCCTATCGTGCTGACTTTACCGTCCAAAGGACTATGGGTGAGAAGCGTCAGGAGAAAGTCTTTGACGCTACCGCTTCAATAGCCCTTACTCGTTTTGTCGCAGCCTTCACTTCAATGATTACCCCAGAGGGTCAGAAGTGGCATGGCCTGACTTCATCCAATCCTGAACTGAACAAGATTCTCGCCGTAAGGGAATACTACGAGGAAGTAACGAATATCCTTTTCCGTGAACGGTATCGCGGCGGATTCGGTTCTCAAGTCCAAGAAGTCTTCACTTCGCTCGGCGCTTTTGGTACGGGTTCTTATTTAATCGAGCCATCTAAGCGGGGTGGTTTGTATTACAAAGCACAACCGCTTTCTAAATACTGGGCTGCCGAAAACAACGAAGGCAAGATAGATACTGTCTACCGCTGTTACACTTTCACCGCTAGACAAGCCTACCAACACTTCGGCGAATTAACTCCTAAAGTCATTCTCGATGTATTAAACGAAACCCCTGATAAGACTTTTGAATTCTTCCAATGTGTAATGCCCAATGAGGATTACGAATACGGAAGGATGGATTATAAGGGAATGAAATTCGCATCTTACGATGTTTGCCTTGCGGATAAAGAAAAGCCCGTCAAGGTCGGGGGATACCACGAATTCCCCATGCCCGTTTCTCGTTTCATGACAATCGCCGGAGAAGTCTATGGATATTCTCCCGCCATGACAGTCCTGCCCGATGTCAAGATGTTAAACGAGATGGAAAAGACCAATATCACGGCGGCGCATCTTTTGACTTCACCGCCCTGGTTAATTGCTGACGACCTCATGGGTTCTGCGATTAACTTCAAGCCCTCTGCTTTGAATTACGGCGGAGTGAATGCCGCAGGCCAACAGTTAATCCAACCAATGATGACAGGCGGAAATCCAAACATTTCTTTGGACATGACACAACAGAAGCGCCAAGTCATTAACGATGCGTTCTATGTTTCTCTGTTCCAAATCCTAGTAGAGTCACACACCATGACTGCTACGGAAGTGGTAGAAAGAGCAAGGGAGAAAGCTGCTTTACTCGCCCCGTCTTTCTCAAGGCAGAATGTTGAATTGATTTCTCCGACTGTCGAAAGGGAACTAGGAATCCTTGCCCGTCAAGGGAAGCTCCCCGATATGCCGCCTGAACTCATCGAAGCCGAAGGCGAATACGAAGTTGTTTACGACTCCCCCCTTGCTCGCGCTCAGAGAAGCGAGGAAACCGTAGGCTTTGCGAGAACGATGGAAATGATTATTCCTATCGCACAGCAAGACCCCAGTGTACTTGCGATGTTTGATTTTGAGAAAACCTCTAGAGGATTGGCGGAACTTAACGGTATGCCAGCCCGCTGGATGAGAAGTGAACAAGAAGTCCAAGCCCTTCGCGACCAGCAAGCGCAGGCGCAGCAAGCACAACAGATGTTACAGGCCGCGCCGATTCTTGCTGATGTCCAGAAGAAACAAGCAGAAGCCCAACAGATAGCTATGGCAGGTGCAAGTGGTAGACTTTAAGAATCTCCTTTTCAGGAGAAGTAGAGCATACAGACACACTTTCAACCCCGATAACAAAGAAGTACAAATTGTACTGGCAGACCTCCAGAAGTTCTGTCGTGGCAGGGGTTCCAAATTCATGGGCGATTCAGAAAAAACGCTCGTGATGGTGGGGAGGAATGAGGTATGGGAGCGTATCCAGTCCTACCTAAATATCCCCGATTCTGACCTGAGTAAACTAACGGAGACATTAGAATGACAGAAGCATCAGCCGTATCAACGGGAACTGAACAAACTTCAACAGATCAAACCGGCCAAACAACCGGCCAAACAAGCCAAGCGGCAAACCAAGCATGGTATGGTGAACTTCCACAAGACGACCTCAAATACCTTGAATCAAAAGGCTGGACTGGGAATGACGCACCGCCCAAAGTATTCCAATCCTACAAGAACCTCGAAAAACTATTCTCCCAAGTAAAGGGCGATCCCAACCGCGTTTTAATGATGCCGAAGGATATGTCCAACCCGGAGGAAACAAGGGAATTCTATTCTAAGCTCGGTGTCCCGCAAGACCCCTCAGAATACGGGTTCGACCCTGAAAATGAAGGGTTAAAAGAGTACGCAAGCCTAGCCCACCAGTTAAACCTCAATAAAGAGCAGGCTTCCAAAGTCATGGATTGGGCGCAACAAGTAGCCCAAAAGCATAACGAGGCACAACAGACCGAGTTTGTTGAAAAGTCCAAGATGGAAATGGAGGCGTGGAGGAAGGAGCAGGGTTCAACCTATGAGGCCAAACTCAATGCCGCCAAACAAGCCGTCAATATGTTTCCTGAACTCAGGGAGCAGATGGACGCTATAGAAAGGTCAATGGGTACACATAAGTTTATGAACTTCATGTCATCTATTGGCTCCAAGATTGGCGAGGCCGGTAGTGCTGGTGCGAGTGGCGGAAGTGACTTCGGCATGACCCCAGCCCAAGCTAAACAGGCGATTAGTGAATTCCAGGGTAGCCATAAGTTTGCCGCATTGACAAACGAAAGCCACCCCGGACATCAAGCTGCCATAGCCGAGTGGAAGCGGTTGAATGAATTCGCCTATCCGGAAATGTAAGTAAGCACTTGCAAACAACTTTGGATGGTGCTACATTGTTACCTGACGACAAGCCCAAAGCCCGTCAACCTGTTACAAAATTTGGGCCAGAGTTTTCTGGGAACCCTATAAGGCGCACTTAATCGTGCATTTTTACTTTATTCGGAGACTAGAAAATGTCTAATCAAGTACCTGTCAGTACCATTCAAAGTTACACCAACATCCTCCAGCCGTTGCTCCAACAACAAGGCTCGAAGTTGATGTCAAAGGTGATGAAGAAAAACTACACCGGCAAAGCTGCAAAAGCTGTTGAACAGCTTGGCAAAGTATCTGCCCGTGAAAAAACAACCCGCCACAGCGATGTCGAGTACAGCAATACTCCGCACGCAGCTCGTTGGATTCACCCCCGCGAATTCTATGTAGCAGACCTGATCGACAATGCCGATAAACTCAAGGCACTTGTTGAACTCCAGCCTGGTTACATGAAAGCCCAGTCTGACGGTCTTGGCCGTAAGATTGATGAAGAAATCATCACTCAGGCTTTCGGCACAGCTTACACTGGCGAAAACGGCACAACCTCAGAAGCATGGTCAGCTACTTACGAAATCGCAGCAAGCTCACAAGGCTTGACGATGGAGAAGATTCGTGATGCCAAGCGCCTGATGATGGCTGCTGATTGGGACCCCTCAAGCGAAGAAGCGTTTATCGTAGTTGCTTCACAACAGATGGACGACCTCATGGGTCTGACACAAGTAACTTCTGCTGACTTCAACGGCGCTCGCCCTGTGTTGGTAGATGGTACGGTAGCTAAAGTAATGGGTCTGAATGTTATCACGATTTCCGATAGCATCCTGCCTGTAGCTTCAAGTGTTCGTGATGTTCTGGTATTCGCCCGTTCAGGCATTCTGCTGGGCGAGTGGGATTCTATGAAAACTACGGTTGACCGTATCCCGACCAAGCATAACAGCTTGCAAGTCCTTACCCAAATGATGCTGGGCGTAACCCGCACCGAATTGGGCAAGATCGTCAAAATCAAGTGCAACGAGTAATAGGAGCATAAATCATGGCTACTGCTGAATTTAAGAGTACCGAAATCACCAACGCAGAATCCCTGCCGCGTACTTACAACCACGCTGCACACGATATTGGCAAAGTTCGCGTCAAGTCTGCTGTTCTTGAGCTGACAACCGCTTTCGACCAAGCTGACATCGCTGCGATCTGCAAGCTGCCCGCCAATGCTTCTGTAAAACGCATTGACTGGTACGGCGACAACTTCGCAACAGGTCAAGGCCATGTTGGTCTTTACACTGGCCCGGATTCAAGCAACCTGACCGTAGCTGATGTTGATGCTTATGCAACAACTTTCGACTTTGGCACTGGTGCTAACACGACTGGCGTAAACCTGGCCTTCGCAACCCGCGCTATTGATAATGTCAACAAGCTCGTGTACGAAGATGCTGGCGACACTGTTGGCGAGTATTCAGAATACTGGCTGTGCTTGACCTGCCACACTGAAGATTTCGCTGCTGGCACAATCATGTTTGAAGTGTTCTACACTGTCGAGTAATCCGTAGCCCCCTTCGGGGGGCTTCCTTTTTGGAGGCTTTATGTCTAAATATGATTTGGCTTACAAATCCCTTGAAGAAGTTGCGGATTCAGATACGCTGGCTTTGACGGATGAGTTTATTACCGTTGACCCGACAACTAAGGTTCCTACTGTAGCTACTGGTACGCAGGTCGTTGCTCTTGTTAATGCTTCTGCAAAGACTGCACTGACCGAGGCTGTAACTGCTGAAACCGAAGCTGTTAGCGCTGCGGAATCAGGTAAGGTTTATGTACAGACACGCTCAAGCACGACTGTTACATTTACCCTTCCTGCCGCTGCTGCTGGCTTGACCTACACTTTCGTATGCGGCCACGCGAGTTCAGAAATTCTGATTACTCCGCAAGCTGGCGATGCGATTGTTGGCAAGACAGATGGCGGTGCTGCTGGTACGGGTATTGCTCCTGCTGCTGGAACTGGTATCAAGAACACAGCTGCAACCAATGTCGTAGGCGACTTTTGTACTCTTGTTGCTCTTGATACGACGACTTGGTACATGACTTCTGTAGCTGGTGTTTGGGCTTCACAATAATGATTAACCCTCCCTTCGGGGAGGGATTTTTCTAGGACTTATCATGGCTGGTGCTGTTGACATTTTCAGCCGCGCATTTCAAAAAGTCGGCGGCAATAAGATTGTCTATGTGACAATCACCGCTGTTACTAAAGCCAATCCAGGCGTAGTTACTTATTCAGGCCAAGACCCGCAATCAGGGGATTTGGTTTATATTTCCGATGTTTCGGGAATGACAGAACTCAATGGCAATACCTACCAGTGTGGCTCGGTAAATACCTCAAATAATACTTTTAACCTTTTAGACCAATATGCCGGTTCAAATGTTAATACCTCATCCTATACCACTTATACTTCTGGCGGTACAGCGTTCAACATTACGGCTCAAAGGGAATTAGCTGATGCCGTACTTAGTGTCTACGAGAATGCTCGTGATTCTGAGCTTAGGTCGCATAACTGGAATTTTGCCATCAAGCGGAAAACACTCTCTGCTCCAACCCTCACGATTACAGGAATAACCGCTGCTGAACCGCCTGTAGTGACCTATACGGGAACACAACCGGATGCAGAGGATAGGGTATACATAGAATCTGTAGCGGGTATGACAGAGGTAAACGGTAACTATTATCGCATCGCCTCAGTAACTTCCACGACCTTTGAACTCACTGATACCGATGATGGTACGGATATTGACGGTACTTCGTTCACCACTTATACCTCCGGTGGTACGGCTACTGTCTGTCCGGTTTGGGGGTGGAATCGGAAGTTTTCCCTTCCATCGGATTATTTAAGACTGATCCAGATTGACGGCATGACAGGGACTTCACAAGCCCTCGGTGATGTAGGCTCCTCACAAGACTTTAACCTTGAAGATGGTTATATCGTTTGTAACGATTCTGGCCCTATCTTCATTAGGTATGTTTATAAAAACACCACCGTTAATGACTGGGATATTATGTTCCGCGAGGCTGTTGCCTGTCGCATCGCTCTAGAGATTTCCCATCAGATCAAACAGAATGATGCGAACCTACAGCTTCTTACCCAACAGTATTCACAGGTTATCTCACAAGCTAAACTTGCTGATTCTATTGAAACCCCCGGAGAAATTCTGCCTGTATCTGACTGGCTAATGGCGAGGTACTAATGCAATTCGTCATTCCAACCCTTAATTCAGGTGAAGTATCAGACCTTGTAGCCGCAAGGGGCGATGTTAAAGCCAGAACAAACGGCGGCTCTTTAGTCCAGAACTTCTTACCTCTTGTTCAGGGGCCAATCATTTCCCGTCCGGGTACTCGTTATATCACCTCGGTTTACGATTCAACCAAGAAAACCCAGTTAATCGGGATGAACACCGCTTCGGGTACGAATTACTTGGTAGAAATGAGCCAATATGTTTTTCGGTTCATTACGAATAACGCCCTAGTTACAGGGTCTAGCCATGTTGTTAATTCAATGGGTGGAAGTTTGGCGGTAACAATTACTATCGCTTCTCCCGCAGTAATCACTTGGGCAAATCACGGGCTTTCTATCGGCTCAAGCGTAAAGTTTACAACATCAGGATCGCTTCCAACTGGAATAACCGCAGGCACGACTTACTATGTGCAGGATGTCAGGGGAGATGAATTCAAGATTGCATCTTATCCTGGCGGAGCAGCCATAAACACCTCTGGAGCGCAAGCCAGTACTCACACCTGCTACCACAATCTCTTTGTCACTAACACAGAGAACTCGTTTAACGAGAACGACCTAATCAGGATTTCAGGAGCAACCGGGGTTCCGACTTTAGTCAATGGTGACTACTGCGCCAAGAATGTGTCTGGTCTTGTTTCTGACATAACCGTAGATACCGCTACCAATGTAATTACATGGACTGGACACGGGCTTTCAGTGGGCGACAAAGTAAGATTCTACCCTAATACCTTCGCCGGTTCTTTACCATCGCCGCTGACCGTAGACACGGATTATTATGTCTTAACTGCCCCGACTTCTGACACGATTACCATTTCAGATAATCCGGGTGGAAATGTGATTGATATTACCACCGCCGGCGGTGGCTCAAGGGGTCAGGACTACTCAAACATGAAGCGGTTTGAGATAAGGACTATAGATGGAAATATCGACTTCGCGTCAGGCGATAAGGATGTTACAACCTACACGGCGTTGGCTGGCTCACCTGTAGTTTTATTCTTTGGGAAAATGCACAATTTCTCAGAATCAGTAATGTTTGATTCTAACAACAGGTTTGACCTCGGAACCTCCGTTCAGGGCGATACTTTATTTATCACGCATAAAAACTATTGGCCTAGAAAGTTAAGGGTAGATTCGAGTACAGATTGGGATTATTCCTATCACGCACACGCTATTCAGCAAATCCTGAGTGGATTCTATCCTTATTTTG